CAGGTGATTAACACCGGTTTGAGCAAAGCGAATGACGAGATCAGAAGGGGGTGCAAATGCAAATCCCCCAAAATCACTCGTCAGACGCAGAGCTCATTCCCCAAAAGGGCAACTTATAAGTTGCCCTGTACCGCGCTCTCCCAGCGCGGTCCACCACAAAGCGACGCAATGTCGCCCGTAGGTGGGATGTAGTCCCAGTAGGGAGTTACACCCCTCTTCGTGTGGTACCTCACTTCGCTTTGCCTAAGCGTTATGAGGCAATCACGAACGCTGCCATGAAGGAACGCAAGTAACAACCCTTCAGGATTGTAAAAGCGCCGCTTCATCCGTTTAGGAGTCCGTATTTCACCGTCTTTAATGGTCAGCCTCTTGGGGTTCCCTATTCGTCGTTCATAAATGACCGACTTATTGGAATCTCTCCGCGAGGTTTCTCTGACCATCTCAAAAGGCACACGGACACCAGCATCGTGGTTCTCGGCAGGTGGAATTGGTAGCCACCGAACCGATGACACTAGCCGTTTGATCGTGTTGGGTAAGGAAATCCCTACCTTGGCAGACCAAACGTTCAGAGAGTTGATAGCAACGTAGCGAGACTCAGGTGTATCGAGGTGTTTAATGTAGACACCTCGGACGTCATGACCATTGAAATAGTCACGACCACATGATTCTCGAAAGACTCCTTCAACGAAGGACTTATCGCTATTTACAGAGAAACCCAGAAGGTCAAGGAGCCGTATCACACGAAGTGCGACACGGGAATGACATATGATGTCATCTCCAAAGACCCCCCAGTAGCCCTCAAGCTCTTGAGAGAACTTGAGGTCCGTTACCTCTGTACTGTATGGTCGAACCGGTGTTCTACCGATCGACTTTATACAGGCGACTACGACGCAGGAGAAGATTAGGGTTTCGAGGGGAAACGTAAAACCGTTTCCCATTGTACTAACCATATTCAACTCCAGTTGCTCGCCAGCCAGGTTCCCACTAGGGGAACGGAGCAGCTC